TGTAGAGATAACAATAGGGATTTGAAACTGCTGCGCTAAACGTTTCAAAGAACGAGTAATGTTAGTCAAAGCTTGAGGTGTATTCATTTCCCCAGATTGCTCATCTATCATAAGATACACACCGTCTACAAATAAAACCGTTGGTTGTAGTTGTTGAATTTTGGCACGAAGACTAGAAATGTTAGACGCAGATGCGGAATCCGTAAGCCAAAACTTATGCTTAATGTTTGACAAACTTTTAAGTTTAGCTTGATAACGAACCTCTTCCTCGGTAGTCAAAGTTCCGGTGCGTAAACGGTGATGAGAAAGCCTAGAACGCATTGCATCGTAACGTGAAATCTGCTCTTGATTTGTCATTTCAAAAGATTGAAAAACTGGAACTTCTCCCATGAGATGGACGTTGTAAGCCATCTGTAAAAGCAATGTGGACTTACCGGTCTTAGGTGGAGCAACTACAACAATTAATTGGCCGGCTTGAAGACCACTTGTAGCCTCATCAATTGTGGCAAAGCCTGTAGCCATACCAAGTAATCCACCTGGAAGATTCTTTCGGTCAAGGTATTCATCCCAACGTTGTTCTGGTTTAAACGTAATGTCAACGTCACTAGCTGGAGTAAAACCGCCCTCTTCTAACTTAGCAATGTGTGACGTAAATACATCAACAGCACCTTCAGAATCTTGGTCTTTTTCTAACCTAATAATGGCACGATTAAATGCTTCATTAATAATGCCTCTACGACGATTATCAAGAACTCGGTCTACATAAAACTCTAAAGAGTCTGAAACAACAACATATGAGTATTTAGGAAAATTATTTTGTATCAATTCAAGACTGGGACATTGACCATAGTCATTGTAGTGGTCTCGAATAAAACGCCACATAGTTAAGTCAGAAACATCAGTAAACCAGTTCTCGTCAACGTTGCGTTCAAAAAGTGGGGTAATGCTTCGGTCTTGTATTAGTCGGTTTAGTAATAGATTTTCGTAATTCATGTGGTTCCCCTAAAAGTCCAATCCCCACTTACCATACATAAGTTGATGCTCTGGGTCAATAACACCTATAACTTCTGGTCTGTATGGTAAGTCATCTGCTAATTTTCGTGGTGATGCATAATGCTTGTGATACTTAAATGGATTAACACCTGCTCGGTCAATCTCGTTAAAAATAATTTCAAGTTTTTCATCATTGTAATCAAAAGAAATTAATTCAAGAGTTACACCATTTCGAGTAGTGTACACGTAAAACTTGTTAAGAAGAAATTTATCAAAGGTTAAATTTTCAACACGTTTTTTTAAAAAAACAAATTTTTTATAAACAGTTTCTGTTTTAATAAATAAGTATTTAGAATTTACAAGAACACGCCTTGGCATGTCATTACTAATGTCCCCTTTGTACATTAATTAACACGTCTCAATTTTGCCGTATTTAATTATAAACTCTCTAAATTCTTCGGGAGAATCTTGTGCTTTATTAGCATCTTCGGATGTGCATTTAGTAGAAATTTCTAATGGGTAAACGCCATCATTTTCTTTTACACGTTGTTTAACAAACCTGTTGTGAATACAATTATTTTTAGCAATAAATCCTGGACATGTGCATAAAAAATCTCCATTTTTAGTAAGACTTACTTCATAAATACCCGGCTCAGGGGACGGGGATTGACTTAAGAAAATTTGAACTAATTTATTTTCTTCCATAACACCCTCAATCATCTTCGTAAATCCCCTTTAGTAGATTCTAATATAATTGTAGTGAAAGCTTCGTGTATAAACGAACCAGTTGCTTCACCATAAGCTGCTACCCAAGCTTCAGTGGGCAAATTAGTGGTGACTATAGTGGGAAGTCCAAAGTTAAATCTGGTGCGTAGTAAATCATGTAACAAGTTTTTATTCCAACCACTGGCGGTAACATGCTCCTTACCTACATCATCAACTATAAGAACGCGTACATTGTAAGCATCATCATCACATTTTCCATGCATACCCAAGAATAATCGATGTTCTTCATCGGTCTGCTCTCCGGAAATTTCTGAACCTTTAAGAGCAATAATGTCATTGTAGGTAGTAAAGTGACAAGGCTTAACTAAAGTCTTTCCGTTTTCAACGTCAAAAGCATCTAAATCAAAAGTTCTAATCATCTCTTGAATGATAGCCAAAGACAAAGTTGTTTTTCCATGTCCGGGTTTACCTACAAGAAGTAACCCTAATCCGCAAAGAGAATCACCCTCTGCGCGAATAACTCTACCCTCTTTAACTTTGTTAATCCAAAGTTTTACAGTATTCATATCTGCCGGTGTTACCTCAGTGCAATCAGACAGTTCCCAACCCACACGAGCCTTAGGAACGTTGGCAATAGTTACCCAAGATTTACGGCGAACAGGTAGTTCGTTATTCTTGAACACTCTTTTTCTCCTCAGCCTTAGTAAAAATAAATTCAAGCATTTTTTCAACAGATTCTCTAGTTACTCCAGTATGCTGTTGCTGTAAATACTCTGTCAATTCGTCAACATCTTTATCGTATTGGTCTAAATCTTTATCTTTCATTTTACCCACGTAATTTCTCCTGAGAACGTTCTGCCTGTGCCTGGGCGGTATCAATTTGGTCTTGAGTTTGAACAGAACCTTTAACCTGCGGTAACAATTGCGGCCACAACTGAAACCACCGGCGCCATAGATGCTCCCCGTTTTCAAACTTATCTTGATTAATGGTTATAAAAAACATGTCCATCATAGCAAGTTCAATCTCACCGTTAGTACTATTAAGTCGGCGCTGGGTGGCTAAAGCCTTAATAAATTTATCTTTCCCATTGCGCCAAGGTGGTATGTTAAATAAGTTTTCAACACGGTCAACAAATTCGTAGCCAACGTTTTCTACAGACCACAATTTGGTTGGTTTATTAAACCTACCTTTATCACCAGTAGCCCGCTGTTGTTGCTTAACCCTTTCTTTTTCTTCAAACCTTTGTTGGTCAAAAGTAAGCTTTAACTTTTGAAGTTCACGAACATCGTCGTCGGAAGACGAGTCTGAACTATTAAACAAACCACTCCAACCGCTCACGTCAATCACCTTCGTTTCAAAGTCCTCGTTCCCGTCTGGGGAATTTCTTTTAATAGTTTTACTTACTAAATTACTAGTACTAGTATGCTGTAACAGCTCACCAATATTTGATGCTAAAAATCGGGAACCCGTATTTTCACTGCTATTTTTTGGTAACCCAGAAATTAACTCAGCAACATACGCATAGATGTAATTATAACCCTCGTCCGTAATAGTGCATTGAGTCTGTGGCCGGTTGCCAACTTTTACTACTTCACGCTTCAAGTAGCCGTACTGTTCTAACTCTTCAAGGGCAGTCGTAACCGCACCTCTTCCCTCCGCATAGCGCTTCCAGAGGGAATCAATTGTTGGCTTAGTGCCAAGTGCAACGCAATCAAATAAATAACCTGTTGCACGTGCTGAGAGTTGCTGCTTAGGGCTTCTCATTCTTTGTAACTTTCCTTAATACCGTAGGTGTAAGTTCCTTAGCAATTGCCTCAGCAAATATCTTAGCTATAATGTGAATAGCTTCGTATAATGGGTCTTCGTACTCACCATCATCTTCTTCATCTGACTCTTCATCATTTGACTCTAAAGACTCTTCTACAGAAATAACTTCACTTTCTGGCATCTCTACTTTAGATGATTGTTTAATGTCTTCTGCTGGAATAATTTCATGTAATCCCTCTGCAAGATTACGGACTGCTATGCCTTTACCTGCACATAAAGCAAGTGTATCTAAACATACTGAATCTTCATCGTTCCATAAAACTAATGCTTCAAGAGGTACATCTAATTCAAGTATACTTGCTACCGGTGAATCTGATACATGCCTCTCCACAGATGCAGGTATTCCCATGAGGGAAGCGCCCTCAGTCATAAAAACAATAATAGATTTTTCTTTATCTATAGCATATTGAGTCATCCACACTTGACCCTCAGTTACTGCGCCATGCACAGCAATAAAAACATCTAACTTTGGGTAGGCGTAAAAGTAATCGTCAACAAGAGCCTCAACATTAGCCCTAGAAGTTACCCCACTACCCGTAACAAGAATTGACTTTTCCATAAGTTCTCCTAAACGGTAGGAGACCTACTATACACCCAGCTTGCTTATATGCAAGTT